TCAAACTGTCTTTTTCTGACCGCCGACAACAGGAACAACCACCACTTTTCTGTCATACCGGGCTGTTTGAGTGATATTTTTATGCCCCGATATTTTCTGTTTTTCTGACAGTGGTCCATCGAGATCTGAAATACCTTTAGCCTTCAAATCATGAAAGGTGAAGTTAAAATTCAGGTGCGGGAATTTTTTAGCTGCAGCCTCTTTGGCCTTTCGCCAGCGACTGTTGAAACCATCCCGTGTATACCCGGATCCTCTGTATTGATGAAGTACATAAATACTGCTGATACCAGAATCAAGGGGGAGAGTATTACTCAGGTTTATAGCTGCATGCAGGCGCTCCGTCCATGCCTTTATTTGTGCTACACCTGTTTTTCCCTGCTTAATGTAAATACCATCCTCTGTTAATTGCGAATAAGTTAATGCCAAAACATCAGCTTGCCGGGCTGCGCAGAGATACGCTATTTCCATTGCTATCCTGACAATTACAGGGGATACGGAATAGAGCGCATTATATTCATCATCTGTAATATAGCGATCCCTGGCTTGCTCCTTGAATTGCCGCACACCTTTACATGGATTGCTTTTTACCAGTCCGCGCTCATAACCCCAGCCAAAAACACGGGATAGCAGCGTTTTTTCCCTGTTTGCCTGTGTCGGGCTTTTAGTGCCGCGCTTATCCATATATTTGCGGATATGTTCAGGTTTTATATTATCGGGCTGCATTTTCCCGAATACAGGTAATAGCTTGCCGGAATATTTACGATAATCTTTCTGTGTTTCCGGTGACAGGTTAGTAAAGTCGGCGGAAATGAAAAATGAGTTAAACAATGCAGTCAATGTTGCCTCATTTTTCTGATCGTCTATCAGTTTTTCGTATGCTACCCATACCTCAGCCTGAGTACATGAAAAATCACAAAGCCGGATTGTTTTGTTATCCGGAGTAATAAATTCAAAAGCAGACCTGCCCCGTTTAACCCGCTTTGGCATCCAGTTATCAGCAGGGTTTTTCCTTTTCCTCCCCATAATCACATAGCTCCGAAGTCAGGTTCTTCTGATGCTGGTAATGTCTGTCGTTTAGCCAGTGGACTGTTAAAATGCGTCCAGGTCGTTTTCGGGTATCCATCCGGCCGCTTTATAAAAAAGATACCGGCGCGCTCTAATACCTCACACTGCTTTGACGGGAATTGATAGCCGGTCAGTTCTATCATTTCGTCCGGGGTAATTACGTCACTCTCGTTTTTCATTTTGGTCTTGCCTCATCATCAATAAAATAAGAAGGTCGGCTGTATCGCATGAGCGTTTAATATCTGCCGGAGTGCATGGTCTGTTTTTTACACTCGCAGCCAGGCGGCCTAATTTAATATCAAAGTCGGTCAGTAATTGTTGTCCTGGTTGCCACGGTTCCATGATGTTTTCCCCTGTAATGGTATTGGCATCATGGTAATCACCGTGGCGGAATAAAACTGATTATGCTTAATCAACTTTTTGTCTGAGAAAAATCGGCCGAGATAATTTCATCAATCAGATAGCACTCTGAAAAAATACCCTTCACGGTCAGTGTTTCTTTATCCATCAGACAATTTTGCTCATCCGGATAAACGTAGCCGTAGGGCTGATATTCGCAGCTGGTGGCAGAGCAAATCAGCATGAACAATCCGTATATCATTTGCTTTCATCCTTCTGCTGCGGTTCGTTACGGGCCTCAATTTTCACCTGCGGAGGCAGGTCGTAATACACATCACACCGGCGGTCTGTATGGATGTAGCCGTGACTGCCGTCAGGGAACGTGAGCTTTACCGGCCGGTCTTTGTAGTGTTGGTGTTTTAGCATCGGTCTGCCTTATCGTGACATGTCACACTGAAACAAAGTGCCCGGTTGCCGGGCACCGTGGGTAATTACCGGACCATCAGTGAACGTTCACCAATTTCAATTCGGGCGCCAGGGACTTCAACACCATTTTCCAGCGCTTCTTTGATGGCTTTTTTATCCGGTGACACGATGGTTTGTACATCAACGAGTGAATCAGGGATAAGTGATTCATCGTCAATAACTACTGATGCCCGACCTTTTGCCGCAGTAAATGTGTTTTTCACTGTTTTCAGTTTGTCCTGGCCGGATGCCAGTAAGCAGGTTAGTGCATATTTTTTCAGGTCTTTGGCCTGACGCTTAAATGACCTTTCACGATCCGTCAGGCGTTTGGCTTCTTCACCCAGCGTATTTGCCTGCCCTTCAAGGTTACGGACGTGGATCATAATCGCGTCCAGTTTATCGCCGAGCGCGCCTTCGATACCTTCCAGTGTGTCGGCTATATCTTCCGGGGTGAATTCACCGGTCTCTACCAGTCGTTGCAGCTTTTCATAGTCTGCGGCTAATGCGATAGCGGTTGTACTCATTGGTCTGCCTCTTGTTTTTCAGTCAGTTTGGTTAAACACTCTTTCTCAATTTCTGTCAGGCGGCGCAGGCGGCCGGACAGGTATCCTGCATATTCGTTGTCACCGCGTGATTTTGCGCTGTTAAGATGCGCGGATATTTCGCGGGTAAGGGTGGATGCGATACCGCGTAATTCGTTCTGTGTAACTGCGGTACGCATGGTTTCCGTGTTACGGGTGAATTTTTCATCCAGTTCTTCACGGATCCGGACGCTGTCCTCTGCGTTCTCGCTGGCCGCTTTGATTTCAAATTCCATTTTATTTTTGATGAGGTATTCAGGGTTATCGTGCATACCCATGAACACATCAGAAGAAAACCCGAGCATTGACAGTGCTTTTTTAATCGCGTCTGTCAGTGATTTTTTGATGACTTCACTATCAACTTTTATGCCGTATTGGGTCTGATAGCGGTATGGTGTCGCGCCATAGCTTTCAAAATAACAGCACTTACCATCTTTGCTGCGGTACCAAAACTGGATTTTTATTGAATGATTTTGCTCGCAGAACAGAGAACCGTCTGCGTCACGCAGGTAACGCAGAGCAACCTGTTTGTTGTTTTCCAGAACAGGTTCAGTCAGCGGTTTGCCGTCCAGGAATTTTTCTTCAACCACCTCATAGCCCCAACCTTCACCGATCGGTCCGAAAATTTCGGTAGCACGCATAAACATGTAGTTACTGTTAATGCTGGTACCCTGAAATCCCGCTCCCTCTAAAGGCTTGGTAAAGCGTGGATCTGTGCGCTGTACCTGCTTCCAGATACTCAGATTGTCCGTGTCTGCCAGAACCTCGGCAATCACTTCAGCGCGGCTGCGGAAGTCATCAGTAGCTGGTTCCTCGGCATGAGCCGGTTTCGGTGTTTGGGCTATGGTAGCCGGTTCATCGTTGGCTGCTACTTCCGGAGCTGGTTTCTCTGCCGGTTTATCTGCTTTTTTAGTACGTGTGCGCCTGGTCTTTTCCTGCTTTGCTGCTACGGGTGGTTTATCTTCCGTAATATCCGGACCGGACCGGCCTGTTTCCTGGTCATGACTGCTTTCTGCCGGCGTTATGCCGATACGGTCAGCCACAAACTGTTTACGGGCTGCAGCATCGCTTATCAGGTCAGGTAATTCTTTTCCTTCACGTACGACAGCAAAGACTGTTTCACGCGGGATCTGCAATGCGGTCGGGATAATACGGAACTCAGTAGACCAGCGCCGCCAGTTATCATCTTCATCACTGATCAGCTTTTTCGCAGCGGTAAGTTTGCTTGGCTGTATTTCCCACGGTGAAAAATCACCGGGAAGAAGGGCGAGAGCTATTTCCTGATCCAGTGTTGCATAATTGTGGTCAAAATCGCGTTGCTTGTGTTCCGTGATCGGGAGCTGCCCTGTGGCTTGTTCAGCAGCAGGGTATAAGTATTTTTCTGCCAGCTTCTGTGCCTCTTTTTCGGTGATGCTGTCCGGTGCCTGTTGCATGACAAAATTCACCAGCGCTTCCAGTTCCTGCTCGTTAAGCAGGGATACCCCGGGCGTGGCCGCGACACCTTTGGCTATATTCCGGAGCAGCGGGTATTCGTCACCGATATGAACAAAATCGACAGCTTTGAGGTACTCGCTACGGGTAAATTGCGTTTTCCCGTACAACAGGATGGCGGCAATACGCACAACAGGTGCTGTTTTTGCAAATACGACCATTTTTTCTTCACGTTTCTGCCAGTCAGTACCGTTGAACTCGTACTCTTTGGCAAAATGTTCATCAAAACTATCACCGGCCGGTGCCGGTTTGCCTGCCTGAGCTTCGCAGATTATTGGTGCCGTCACATCAAACTTCCCTGTATTTTTAGGGTAAGTTTCTTCCAGCATCACCGCTGCCATTGCTCTGGCCATCTTTTCTGAATTGGCGGAAATAGTGATTGCTACAGTTACAGCACCGTCTTTAAGTGCCGCATCTATGGGATTAAATGCACAGATATAATTGGTCATTGGTCTTGCCTCTGGTCAGTAAGGTAATGCTTCGTCGTCTTTGGAAATTACTTTGCCCTCCAGGCATAGCAGCGCCTGTATCTGGTCTTCCAGTAATCTGGTTTTGGCGGTTGCATCAGCAAGGATCTTGTTTTGTTCTGCACGTAAACTGTCAATTTCGGCCTGAACTAAATCAAATTTGCTGACTGAGGGGACAGGTAATTCAAGCTGGTGTTCGGCAACAGGGAAGCCCATGCCGTCAGTTGCTTTGAATTTGTGGGTGTATACTGAATACGCGATACTTCCGTCAAACCGCTTTTGTGCATGGACGTAAAGCGTAACACTGAGAGTGTCAGGTTGTGCTTTCATAGCAACTCCTTTAAAATGATATTTCCAATGATTCGTCATTGGTCTTGCCTCTTCTGACGGTTGGTCCCGTCAGCAGAACTCCGGATTAGCTTTGGTCGGCGACTCCGGGTAAAAGAACCCACCTCGGTGGGTTTTTTACGTCTGAAATCCGGTGCCTGATTATTTACCCTCATCAGGCTGCTGAGGTTCCTGCATTCCGCAACGCAAGGAATCTGTGTATAATTCAGTCACCGCAACGTGTTTAAGGAACTGAATTATGGATAATAAAAATCTGGAACAGCAATTAGATGCGCAGCATATTTTGTTAAAAGCTATTTTTAATGTGTTAACCTCAGAACAAAGGGAAGAAGTTAAACATCAAATTAGCCATTTAAGTCAGGCTGCAAGGTACCCTCACTTACTGACATCTTTCCAATCAGAAACAGCAATTGAAGACGCAGAAAAAGCCGCTTTGGATTTACTTCGCCTTATGTGAAGCTGTCTCCCAATTCGTAGTTACGGGCATTCGATTTAATCAGGGCCGTCATTTCTGTATTCATGGCGGCGTCATATTTGTTGATATCTTCAATTAATTTACGCCCTTCATGTAGTACCTTTAATCGCGTGTAGATATACGCTTCCGCCAGTATGTCCACTTTTTCTTTGATATCATTAAGGCTAGATCCCGCCTCAATCATTTTAGGGATCATGCTCGTGGATAGGATGTTAACGTCACTCATTACAAAGCCAACGTAATCCTTTATTTCCTGCTCTCTGCTTTTGGTGCTATCGGTTTCTTTCATATAACCCCCGTTTTGATTAGATCCCCGTCTTTCCGGGGTGTCAGGTCGTCTTGCCTCTTCTGCCATCTTCGTGGCGTTATTTGTTTCCTGGTGCTGGCGTAAAACTGTGAACGTTTATCCTGAATACCCGCTGTTTAAACTATCGGGTGTCTACTTGATGTGGAGTTTAATAAATCAAACTAAAATGTCAATATCATTTGTTCGTAAATTTAAACTTTTCCATGGGGACAAAAAAAACCCGCATAGTTGCGGGATTGTAATGAGGGTAGGGTTAGATTAAATCTTGTTCTATTCGAACGCACACGCCTATAATTTCACATGAGGAGTCAAGGGGGATTGGTTTGTAATTTGGGTTTAATGGCATAAGGTATTCATTCGGGCCATCGATGACATATTTTTTCACTGTAGTTTCATTTTGCTGTTTTAATCTCGCAACAACAATTCTACCGTTGTAAACGTCTTTTTCTGGGTCAACTATTACAATTGCGCCTTCTGGAATAGAAATTTTTCCTTGCCCTGTTGTGTCAACCATTGAACTGCCAACAACCCTCAGAGAAAAGGCTTTCTTTGAAACCTTAGCAGTTGTTTCTATCCACTCAGTAAATTCATCCGGGTGCTGCTCTAACATCTCTTTCCATCGTCCTGCCTGCACATATGAAATCAACGGAACTCTATGAGTGATGTCTGGTCCGGGAATAGCGTTTCCACTTATTTCCTCAATTAATCCGCCTTCAATTAGCCATTTTTCTGTAACTTTTAGTGCGGTAGCTAACGACGAAATGAATTTTGCAGACGGCTCTGTACCACCGTTAACCCACTGGCTAACAGTCCCCTTTGATGCGCCTGTCGCATCCATCAGATGCTTACTTTTTAGTTTTAACTCCCGCATTCTCAGGTTTATGCGGTCACTCATCGTTTGAATATTCATGTTTATATTTTTAAACAAAATGAGTTTGATTTCTTGACTTTCTTTAGTTTGAATATATAAACTTCCCAATGTGACCGATCAGGAGGACAACATGAAAAAGCAAGATGTACTTAATCATTTTGGCGGTACGACGAAAACAGCCATTGCATTAGGGATTTCTAAATCAACAGTTAGTTTGTGGAAAGAAAACATTCCATGGAAGTACGCGTTATTGGTAGAGAAAATCACTAAAGGATCACTATTGGCGAGTTTACCAACTAACTCAGTTTTAAACTGATTATTCATAATCAATTTCGCGACAGGAGACGCAATATGATGAATAACAATCAAATAATTAAGGATGAGATTGAATTATGGGCGACAGAAAAGGGACAGGAGCATGTCGCAATCGAAATTAGCAGGGCACATTTTTTAATACTGCGTGGTGATAAACCGTCACGCCTGCACCCGATAGAAGACGGGGCCGGTAACGCGGACTGGAAAGCGATTAATAACAACAGGCAGCAAATTTTCCGTTGGTTGCGCGGTAATTCTCCGGCAGCAGACAGAAAGTTCAGTGAGCTGATCCCGGCAATCAAAATTGCATTACCTGCTGACCGGCTGGCGCGGGTTAACGGGGATGAGTCGGTTAATTACCTGGCTTCGCTGGCAATAAAAGAGTTTGCTGCCGCGATGAGTGAAACTCTTTTAGGCAGTCGTGACATGTCACATTACATATCAAAAGCAGTAACCGCATTAAATGCGATGCGCATGACCAGCGCATGAGAAAGAGGCAAAGACCAATGCTGAATACAACCGAAAAAATCACCTACCGCAATGGGTTTATGCATAACGGCGACCCGACGGACATTGAAACAATACGGCCAATTTTTGAGGGACGACGTGCTGCGGCTCTCAGTGTCTGGGAACAGTACGAGCAGATGAAAGCAAAATTACTGCAGCGCAATCTGACCCCTGAACAGTATCAGAACGCATGCCGCGATATTGCCAGAGCACTGGGGGTGTGACGTGAGTAATAAAATTCAGGGCTACGTATGGGATGCCTGTGCCGTTTCCGGTGTGAAAGGCACAAAACTGATGATTATGGTTCGCCTGGCTGATTTCTCCAGTGATGAAGGGATCAGCTATCCGAGCGTAGAAACACTGTCCCGGCAGATTGGGGCAGGAGTCAGCACTATCCGCGATGCATGCAGTGAGCTTGAAAAGGATGGCTGGCTGACCAAAAAACAACGCCGGAACGGTAACCGCAACGCATCGAATTTATATTTTCTCAATGTCGATAAGCTGGAAACTATCGCGTTACAGGAAATCGCAAAGCTGAAAAAACAGCGTGAAAATAACGCAATTTCTCACCCTCCAGTTTCTGACGGTTCAGAATCCGACCGGTCAGAAAACAGTAATTCCGGGCGTTTTGACCCTCCAGATTCTGGCGTTAAAGGGGGTTTTCACCCTCCAGAATCTGGAGGCGATCCATCAGTAAATTCAAAACATGATCCATCAGTAAATTCAAAAGAGGATCCGAAGCCTGCGACGCAGAAAAAATCCACGGTGAAGTTTGACCCGTTGTCAGTCCGTCCGGAAAACGTCAGCGAACCTGTCTGGCAGGATTGGGTGAAGTTCCGGAAGGAGATTAAAAAACCACTGACCGAAACCAGTTGCCACCAGATTGCCAAAAAACTGGCCGGGCATCCGGATCCTGATGCGGTGCTGTGTGATTCCATCGCCAACGGCTGGCAGGGAATATTCCCGGAACGCACCACGGGGCGGAAACCCGCGAAGCCGAGCATACATTCCGGATTCAGCGATAAAAACTACGAGAGCCGCCCAGCGGCATGGGTGAACGGGGGCAAGCATGTCTGACGAACTGAACGTGAACATTCCACCGCGCTTTGCTGCCGCGACATTTGAGACGTATCACCCGGCGAATCCGGATGCAAAAAACAATCTGGAAATCTGCCGCGAGTATGCCGAAACATGGCTGTCCCGTAAAACTGCCGGAGAGGCACTTATTTTGTGCGGAACACCAGGAACCGGGAAAACACACCTCGCAGTGTCAATCGCCCGTCAGGTTGCCACTGAGGCGAAGGAATCAGTATTCATTACCACAGCGGCGCGTATTATCCGGGCTTTTCGCCGCACATGGGCTGGCGATGCGGAATACAGCGAACTCGACGTACTGGAAAAATACTGCGAGCCGGGTCTGCTGATTATCGACGAAATCGGGGTGCAGTACGGAACTGACTCAGAGCGCAATATTTTGTTTGAAGTAATTAACGACCGGTACGAGGACATGCTGCCGACCATCATGATCAGCAACCTGCCGCTGAACGAACTGGCCCCGCTGCTGGGTGAACGCGTTGTTGACCGCATGCTGGAAGGTGGCGCAGTGCTGTCGTTCAACTGGCCAAGCTACCGGAGTAATTGATTATGTTCAGTGAGCAGGAATTAGAAGCCGCTGTCATTGGTGGTTTACTGGCCGGTGGTGCCACTCAGGATGCCTATGACGTTCTGGCGACATTGACTGATGATGCTTTCAGTGTCGGGTACTTTTCCAGGGTGTACCGGGAAATAAAAAACAGGCACTGACGAGTGCGATTATCGATCCGGTATTTATCGCGGATGCACTCGGGGGAAATGGTGATTTTGCTCATATCATGGAGCTCACCAGAAAAACCATCTCATACGCAAACCTGAAAGGGTATGCCGGAAAAGTCAGGAACTATGCGGCTGTTCGTAAAATTACAGCGCTGATAAATAAATTTCAGAAAGAAATTACTGATGCGGCCACTCATGACCAGGCCGAAAGCGTAATTCAGAAGTTCAGCAGCGAGTTCACCCTGATCACCAGCGAGAAAGAAAGCCTGGTACCGGTTCATCTCAACGAACTGATTGACGGCTATGTTGATGTGCTGGAGAAGCGGAACCGTGGCGAGGGCAGCGGCATGATGATCCGGACCGGTATCGAAGCACTGGACGATAAAATCGGTGGTTTTAACCCTACGGACCTGATTTTTATCGGCGGTCGGCCGGGCATGGGTAAAACTGAACTGGCACTCACGATGATGGAAAAAATGACAACCGCCGGTGACTCTGTGCTGATGTTCTCCATGGAAATGGCAAATATGCAGATCGCCGAGCGCATGATTGCCGGGGCTGCGCAACTGCCGGTTTCCAAAATGCGCAATTGTGATTTGGACGACGAAGGCTGGGATCGGATCAGTTCGGCAATCGCACATCTGATTGACCGGGACATTCACATTATCGATGCCAGTAATCTGACCATTGATCAGATATGCGCCATCAGTGAGCGCCATAAGCGCAAATATCCGGCCACAAAAGGTATTTTTATCGACTATCTCGGGCTGATTAAAAAGCCTAAAGCAGAGCGTAACGACCTGGCGATTGCCGCGATATCCGCAGGCATGAAAGGTCTGGCTAAACGGATTCACACACCTGTTGTGGCTCTGAGTCAGTTATCCCGTGACGTGGATAAACGACCACTGAACCAGCGCCGTCCGGTGGCTGCGGATCTGCGAGACTCCGGCAGTCTGGAACAGGATGCAGATTATATCTTCCTCACTTACCGGGACGTGGTTTATAACCCGAACAGTCCGGCAAAAAATTATGCGGAGATCATCATCGAGAAAAACCGGCACGGAGAAACCGGCACTGTGTATCAGGAATTTAAAAACGGCCACTATCTGCCAACCGACCAGATTTCAGCAGCAGAAGTGAGCCGTATGCAGCAACAGGCTGAGGTACCTAAAAGACGCCGCTACGCCGACAAAGCATTTTAAGACCAACAGAGGCAAAGACCATGATAATCAAAGACCCTGTTACGTGCGAATCTCTCGTGCGTGATAACTATCCCCGCATGCCGGATGATGGCTGTGACCATACCAACTGTCACTTAGACCGGCTGCATGCCGCGCGCCGGGCCCGGAAAAAAATCCCGTATCAGTCTGCCCCTGAACCAAAGAAACAGGGGGGGTGAGTATGTCCGGACAATCAAATTATTTACCTGCAGATCTGCCACATAATCGTGCTCTGTGGCCTGCTGAGTATCAGGAAAAAGAGCAGCTTGATTTGGCTGCCAGTCGCCTGATTAAGCAGCTCAGAATGCAGAAAATACACAGAACAGCTGTACTGGTGGCTATCGAAAAAATACCGACGGATCAGCAACCGTTTTTCCGGGAACGTCTGAATTATTGGCAGGGGGTGATGAAGTGATGGAATCAATACCAACTCAGCGTTCGGACTACGTCGTCATGCTGGAAGAACTGCGCAACAAGCCATCCCACATGCTGAAAGAGGTCGGTGACCAGTGGCGGACGCCTGATGCGCTGTACTGGGGTATCAACGCGAAGTTCGGCCCGTGCACCCTCGATCTGTTTACTGATGGTCAGAACAGTAAATGCCCTAACTATTACACCGCCGAAGATAACGCGCTGACACAGGACTGGTCAGAAAAGCTGAAAGAGCTGGGTGGTGCTGCATACGCTAACCCGCCATATTCCCGTGCTACCTATCATAGTCAACAGGCTGTTACAGGGATGGTTCATATAATGGAGTACGCTCAGGCTATGCGTGAGAAAGGTGGGCGGTATATTTTTCTGATAAAAGCCGCGACCAGCGAAACGTGGTGGCCGGAATGGGCTGATCATGTTGCATTCATCCGTGGCCGTATCGGGTTCGATTTACCGGACTGGTTTGTACCGGCGAATGAGAAACAGAAACCGTCAGGTGCTTTCTTTGCCGGTGCGGTTGTCATCCTGGATAAGGACTGGCAGGGAGACAAAATCAGTTATATCAACCGCGACGAGCTGCTCGCCATCGGCGAACTGTTTATGCAGCAGGCGCATTGGCTGGTAGCGAAAACAAGGGAGGCTGCGTGATGACAGAAAAAGTGCATGAGCTTAAACCGTGTCCGTTTTGTGGATGTACTGATATCACCATACACTGTCCCAGCAGCCACGGCCTGACATTGTATGGTGTTGCTTGTGATGGATGCGGGGTACGGATGAAACGTTTTAATGAAACAGAGTCAGTAAATGCATGGAACAGGAGAGAAGCATACTCAGAATATGAAAGGAATCAGGATAATGGCTAAATCACCTGCAGAACGCAAAGCCGCGCAGAGAGCGCGGCAAAAGAAAACCGGTATTGTCAAACTTGAACTGCTGGTGGATGAGCAGGAACTGGAAATGCTGCAGCGCAATTGTGTGTTGCGGCGGCCAGGTCGGGAACCTTATGAACTGAACGAGTACCTGACGATGCTCATCAGAATCGATGACCGGTCGCTAAAATCTGAAATTGAGGAACTGAGTAAGAAAACTTGTCGTAAATGTGGCGAGAAACTCCCAGTGGCGGAATGCTGTATGTCTGGTGATGCTGAGTGCTGGAATACTCTCGGATGGCATGATTTAAAGCTCTGCATATAGCTTCTGTATTATAACCTGTGGTTTTCTTAGATGAGATCTTGATTAAGTACGGGGAGTCATTTTTGATATATTCTAAAGCTATATTTATCAATCATAAAAGTTACATACTATTTAATTGTTTGATACTAAATAGTATATCTTATCAAAGGGTAATTTTATGGGTTTTATGTCTAAACTGCGTCAGTTTTTTTTACCTAATAATAAATCCGGAGTCGCGGATAAGTGCTTAGATAAGAAGGATGATAAACGAAAACGTAATGCGAATATTCAAAAAAAATGGTTAACACTAAATACTCCCCCTTTTTTTGGCAAAGCGTGTATGTCACCCAACAAACGCTGGGTTGTTGGATGCAGTGATGATGATGGTCACGGTACTGGTGGCTGCAGGGATAAGGGGTGCGGTCGGGTGTTATTCTTAGATTATGAGAATGATAACGTTGTCTTCGAGTTGACAAATATTGCTCGCCCAGTCTCAGCTGCAGTAGCTGACACTGGGCGATTTCTGGTGTTGGATTGTTGCTTTGGAACAGAGCTTCAAAGTGAATTGATTACTATTGATCCAGATAAAACAGAAGTATACAGACGTTACTTAAAGGCGAATATTTTCAGCATGGGGATTTCAAAATGTGGTAGATATGCAATTTTGCAAACATGCAACGCACCAAATGAAGATGGAAATATTTTATCTCTGATGGATTTGCAAAGTCAGTCTGTTCTATTTTCTGTGACTCCGTCTACGAGTTGGGCAGATCGTTATAAATTTAAGGTGGGTACTGATGGTCTATTAGTTTCCGTTCTGTGTGAGGAAAAAAATGTAGGTTGGTTTAGCTACGCAGCAGATGGAACATTTAATGATAGCTCGGCTTATCTAAAGGCTCGTTTGGAAAAAGGCGATTATAGCGTAAAAATTCTGGCAGCTAAGGAATTATTGGATTTAAGTGCCGAGAAACAAGATGCCAAGATAGCATTAGAAGTTGTAGATACCGCACTTTTAGATGGAGCCAATATGCGATCCGACTGGAGCGCTAGTGCGCATAAGATACGTGGAGAGGCATTTGAAATACTGGATGAACCATGCAAAGCATTAGAGGCATATGAGACCGCTTTAGGGCTAAACCCTAAAATTGGTGTGAAAAGGAAGATTGCCGCTATAAAAAAATCATTAACAATAAATTAGACCTATAATCTTAATGCCTGCAATATAATTAATGGTTTCATCACGTAGTAGCGATTTACATTATTTTGTTCTTAAGTATTGTGTTGATTTATTAGAGATAGAATGCCGTAATACTAATTAGCAATTTACATTACATCAGTGTATTATTCAGGTGCTGGCCTGAACAACCAGCATCCTGAATACCCGCTGTGCCACCGGAGATATTTACATGGCACAGCATAGCTTTATCAAACTCCCCAACGATACCCTTGCGCCTGCAAATCCGGCAGCAAGGGATTATCTGCATTCAAAAGTTAAGTGCGGTGATGTGCTGTCAGCAGACTTCAAAAAGGCACGTAATCCACGATTTCATCGTAAATACTTCGCACTCCTGAACCTCGGTTATGAATATTGGGAACCGGTCGGCGGCACCATTTCGCCGGAAGAAAAAGAACTGGTTCGCGGGTATGTGAAATTCCTCGCTTATTACACGGATAATGACGATGCTCTGCAGTCAGCGGCTGACGTCTATCTTGATGATGTAGCACAAAAACGCGCTCAGAATATTACCGCGACAAAATCCTTCGACGCTTTCCGATCCTGGGCCATTGAACAATCCGGCCAGTACGACACCTACGAAATGCCTGACGGCAGCCTGCGCCGTGTCGCCAAATCAATCAGCTTTGCCAAAATGGACGACCTGCAATTTGGCGAACTCTATAAATCCACGCTCGATGTGCTGTGGAACTTCATTCTGTACCGCAATTTTTCCACGCAACAGGCCGCTGAGAACGCGGCAGCACAGTTATTAGATTTTACCTGAGAGGCAAGACCAATGACCAAATCAAAGACCAAAGCAGAACAGCAATGGCTGTCGGATGTGGCCGAACTCGGCTGTATCTGCTGCCGTAACATGGGGTACGGGGCATCCCGTGCAGAACTGCATCATGTGAGAAACGGGCAGGGTATGGGACAAAGGGCGGATCATTATTCCGTACTCCCTTTATGTCCGCAGCACCACCGGGCATGTTACGAAACGGGATTCCATGCAGCCCCGACAACATGGCAGCAGATCCACGGCAGCGAACGTGAATTACTGGAGCAGGTAATACAGGAAGTCAGGGAGCTGCGAGCATGCCGGGTATAATGAGTATTTCAAATGGTTTGCAGCTGGATGAAGAGCGCGAGGCTTGGTTACAGAACTGGTTGGCAAGGTTCGGGGCGTGGGTGTACAGCGGTCGGTTAGTGAAACGGCAGAGCAGCATGATAGCCGAATTTATGGCTACAGTTGAACCACGTAGCTACCCGGACAGACCAACCTGCAGTGATGAAGATGGAATGTTGATACAAGGGGTGGTTGATCACCTTTATCATTTGGACCGTGAGGCGTTTAAAATGCTGTTGGCTCGGTATGTCTTCTGTGCTTCGGATCGTGAAATTGCTCGGCAGCATCATAAGGCCTGTGTACCACGCGTCATGGTGCGCAGAAACGGTATGTTACGTTCCCGCAAACCGTCGTTATCTACATGCCGTCGGGAGGTGGATGAAATACTAAAAGCGGCTGAGTATTTATTATACCAACCGCTGGTAGATGCATTTAAAAACAGGGAAAAAGAAAAGATCATGAAGCGAAATAACAAAAACGTGTTGACTTCTTTGAATCAATGAGCCACTATTTTAGAGTAAGTTGCCGTTATTGTAACTGTACCAACTAACCCAGCCAATGTGCTGGGTTTTTTGTTGTCTGAAAATAGATAAGGGCTGCTGTTAACGCTGGTCAACCCCGGATGAAAAACAGGCCGCAATGATGGAACACATCATAAAAACCGGCAGGTGCGAAGGTGATCTGGTTGCCGATTTCTTTATGGGGTCAGGGACGACACTGAAAGCTGTGCTGGGACATAACCGCTGGGAGTGGAAATGGCAGCAGAACGGTTTGAGCAGACTAAGAGTCTGATATCATTATAGTGATAATGAGTTATTTCCATATCACATGGCTTATAAGCTGAAGCGTCATTTTTGCAGGGTTTTTGTTTACAAAAAAAGGAGAGCGTCTGCTCTCCTTCACGCTTACTATAATTGAGTCAGAGTTTAAAAAGTTTTGATCGAAACGGTAACTTCAAAACTCGCTTTAAAGAGCTGGAATTTTCCAACCAATTTCACTGCGATTTTCTTCGGTAAAACTAACCACTTAAAAAAATTCATGTGAATTTCTCATGCTGTGGGATTAAGGCGTGATTTACACTCAGAAAATTTCTGCTTATACTACATGAGCATTTCAAAGTAAAAAGACTGATTAGCGAGTTACGCCATTAACTCATTATCAGTAATGATAGAGCCAGTCAGCACGCCATTGCTGGCTGGTTTTTTTATTACCTGATAACTGACTATAGGTTAATGATAAATTCAGCGGTGGGCAAGTGTATAAAATCAGGATCCTGTGTGGATAACTTGAGTATGGATATATTTTTTTATGTGTTTAGTTATTGATATTAATGAGGAAATAATCGCGCTAATTTCTCTAATAAGTGGTGATTTTTTAGCATAAAGATGATTTATTTGGCGCTTTATTAATCATAATGAAAATTATATTGATTGTAGAAAACAAAATACAGATGCAACATATTTTTTACATGTACGTGTGACATGCAAGAAAATGTAAATAATTGGCAAATAAATAATCCAACGATCGTCATGTACGCCTTTATTTTGTTTGCAGCAAAGGTTAGGTTACTTTTTACTTTTGGTAAATCACCCGACAAAAATGCCATAAATTTTTCCCAGAAGCTCAGTGTAGTTTCAATAGGCTCATCAAAGGTGAGCCGAGTACGAATTTCTGCGGCACTGACCAGTGATATCCAAACATTCGAGTCACTTGCTTGAATACTCATCAATTTTTCTATTAGCTGATCTTCCGGTATGGTTAGCACCTTGGATGTGTATAAATTTAAGTAACTCATGGCTTGTTTTCTGGCGGATTCAGATGCTTTTTCAAATGAAAAAGCCATCCTTATTGATGTAATAATTGCAATGCAAATGCCAATAAACACATGGTTACCTATATTCCCGATGACGGATGAACCGAGCAACAGAAGTAAAAATGATAAAGTTTTATCTATTCTTCCGAGTAGTACACTAAACATCGTATGCAGTCGGTAAGAATAATAAATCTGATATAACAATTGTGCTCGGTTCATGGATCCTCACTGATTTTTGCTGTTGCCTCCACCGGATTTAGGAGAGGACTGATTGGTCTGCGTGTTAGTTGACTGCTGTTGCTGCTGTTTGGCTTGCTCATAAATAGCTTTGGCTAGACCAGGTGGCATGCTGTCACCTACACGCTGGTTCGTTTTGATAATTTTGCTCATCAAATTTTCCTTTTTTGAGTTGTTACTTTAAGCGATTTAACAATATCAGATAGGAATTAGCGCTGCCAGTCGCTTAACTGGCACTTATCACAAGGCTGCGCATTGCGTGGCCTTTTTTTATTTCCGGAAGCAACAACAAGAGTACTGTGGTGTAACGGGCCCATCCCCCAATCTACACCATTTGATCCAGTGCTCTTTTTATTGCTTTCCCGCCGCTGGTGGGATTATCCGAATAATGCTGCAGCCACCTCATTTGAACTTGTTTAAAACATATAACCCGGTTGCGGCATTACCCCTATCACTCAACATACGGAACACTCCGCAGGGGGTGGATATGCGCATGTCTGACAAATATTCCAGCCCTACAGCATACGCCTGGGGGCTTATAACCTCTGCTTTTGGCGTTTTATCCCTGGATCAGTGGGCTATTGTTGCCGGGATCATCTGTACTGTCGGGACGTTCCTGGTGAACTGGTATTACAAACGGAAGAATTCCAGCTGAAAGCCGGAGAACATCATGAATAACCGATTATTTAAAAAAGTCATGGCTGCCTGTTCTGCCGGTGCGATTGCCGGTGCGATTGCCGGTGCGCTGGTGCTGATCCCCGCATATGAGGGTGTTGAGTACAAACCTTACCGTGATGTGGCCGGGGTGCTCACCGTATGTTACGGCCATACCGGTAGTGATATTCAGCCCAGCAAGCTGTACACGGACGCTGAGTGCAAAACGCTGCTGCACGACGACCTGACGAAAGTCCGGCGCGCGGTTGACCCGATGATCAAAGTGCCGATTGATGACAACACCCGTGCGGCTATTTATTCATTTGTCTACAACGTCGGCCCTGGCGCATTCTCGCGTTCGACGATGCTGCGCAAACTCAATGCTGGTGACATCGATGGCGCATGTGACGAAATGAAGCGCTGGACATTTGCCGGAGGTAAACAGTGGCAGGGACTGATTAACCGGCGTGAGACGGAGAGAGCGGTATGCCACGGAACCCTTTAATGCTGATCATCATTGCTATCATTCTGCTGACGGTCAGCCTGTTGGCAAGCTGTTACCTGTATTCGCTCGAGACTCACTGTAAGCCGCTGCCGGGCAATTCGCTGGACGGTGTGATTCATTATGAGTGTGAAGCGCCATGAAAAAGGCAATCACGATATTACTTAACGGGTGGGTGTGGGCTGTTGTGTTTTTCGGTCTGTGGATGTTCAGCATGCTGGCAGCCGAACAAACGGAAAGCCAACATAAAGATAAGGTTATCACTGACCAGCAAAAAGTGATTGATAACGCCCACACCAGCATCGATATTTTCGATCGCGTGGCAACCGCAAACGCCAACCGGAATGTTCAGGCGGAAGCCAAATCACAGGAGAGGCAGATTGAATACCGTACCATTATCCGGAAAGAGGCTACCTGCAATTTGTATATCCCTCAGCCTGTTTCTGACGGGTTGCTCAGCCACGTCTACGCCATCCGTGAATCAGCAATGCGTTCCGCTCCCGACATCGCTGACACAACCGGTGCTGGCTCCGCTACCACCCGCCGACTGACATACTGCCAGGCGGTTGAGTGGATAGAGCCGCTGTTGATGGCGCTGGATAAGACTAACGGGCAGTTAATTGATATCCGGAAAGCGGATGCTGAACGAAATGGGAAACCACGATGAATCGGCATTCTGTGTCGTTATTAATCAATGGTTTTTATTTTTAATGGTCTGAATTTGCTGTAACACCATAGTCCGATGAAAATCATCGTTCCAAAAATAATTGTGAATATAGCAATAAAAATTAAGGCCGAAAAGAAGAGAAGCAGGAAGCGCAGCAATACCAGTTATCATTTCGCCATTTATTAAAACAGTACCGTATCCAAACATTCCCATAACACCAAATAGAACAGAAAGAAACATCATCGGAATGCTTAACCCTATCAGCATCAGTTTGTATATTACGGCGCTACTGATTTGTTTTTCATTAACTGAGTTGTTCATTGCATTTCCTTAACTGTATGAAACTGAAAAATTAAGTATTTTATTAATGCAACATTATGGCAAAAGTGCGCCTCGCTGAATAGCGAGGCTTTTTATTATCAGAGGAACTAAACCATGTTTAAACACGAGCTAGGTCAGGTTGTACAGGTCACCATCAGCGACGAAGAAGGTCATGTCAAAGCCCGTGCTGAATATCATAACGGTCCGAATCAGTATCTCATTCACTATCTGACAGCGGATGGACGCGGTGCTGACGGTTGGTTTGAGGAAGGTGAGCTGTCCCCGGCAGAACCGCAATAACCCATCACAAAGCCTGCTCACTGAGTGGGCTTTTTAATTGGTTAAGGAGAAAGCACCATGAAACCGGATTGGGGGGTGTTACAGCAACAGTTCCTCGCCGAGCATTCAGTAACGGGAATATCCCCGAAAGAATGGTGTGAGATACAGGGACTGAATTACGCAACAGCGCGTAGGTACATCAAAAAGCCAACTGTGCAGAGTGCGCAAAAAACTGCGCAAAACAAAGTGCGCACTGCGCAGAAAAAAGAATGCGCAAATGAACCGGTGCGCAATAGTGATATACCGGATGCGCAAGGCAATAAATCCGACAATGCGCAGAATGATGAAACAGAGTTCGATCTGCGCAAATACGGGCTTAACGATATGCAGGCACGTTTTGTCACTGAGTATCTTATCGACCTGAACAGAACAGCGGCATATAAACGGGCTGGCTATAAAGGCGAAGGGAATACAGCTTATGTGAATGCAAGCCGACTGCTAAGAAATGCTAAGGTTTCCAAAGCTATTACAGAAGCCCTCGCAGCGCGGGAACGTCGGACTGAAATCACCCAGGACGCGGTATTAAAAATGTGGTGGGACATTGCCACTGCAGACCCGACAGAGCTGACGGAATACCGCCGGTTATGTTGCCGTCACTGCTGGGGCTTTGGTTTTAACTATCAGTGGCGTGACTCGATAGAGTTTGAGGATGCTTTCGGTGAAGCCGTAGCGAAGAAACAAAAAGAGCCAAACGACAGAGGCGGCTACGGTTACGACAGCACACTGGACCCGAATCCTGATTGCCCTCGCTGCAATGGTGCCGGTATTGGTCGTCCACATTTCCACGATACGCGGGATTTAAGGGGCGCAAGCCGCCGGTTATTTGCCGGGATAAAAGAGGGTAAGTTCGGTACTGAGGTTATCACCCGTAATCAGGATGAAGCGCTGAAAATGGTTGCGCAGCATTTGGGGATGCTGAAAAACAGGACTGAGGTCACCGGTGCAGATGGCGGCCCGATACAATCAACGGGATTTGACCTAAGTGGCCTGACGACAGAGCAGCTTCTTCAGTTGCGAGAAAAAGCGGGGAAATAGCCTCTGTTTAACATAATGGTTCTTACCCGAATAAGCGAAATCAGGTTCACGCAAAAAGCACAATGAACCCGTCAAAAACAATACTCATTTCCGGGCAATATGCCCGTTTATTTTGTTACTCATTTGTTATCAAAAAACCAGAAACAGCTTCGGAGTGATTCGACGCTGAAAGGCTCGTTTTTGTCATTTTAGGTGATGTGATGGATATCAATGTCGATCTGTTTGATGAAGAAGTTCGCAGAGAGATAGCACGGCGCAGCCTGCATGAATTTATCCAGTACATTAACCCGGAATACATCACCAGTCACTTTTCGGAAACGGTCTGCGCATCACTGGATAATTTTCTGATTGAGATGATGGCTGGTAAGAGGCCAATTCTGATTCTCGGCGCACCACCGCAGCATGGTAAATCCGATATTGTGTCGCGGTATCTTCCGGCGTATTTCTTCGGTAAGTATCCGGATATGCGTGTCGCAGGGCTTTCTTACGGTAAAGATTTAGCCTCTGACATGAACCGTGATGTGCAGCGGATCATGATGAGCGAAGAATACAAAGCCTTGTTTCCGGAATCGTGCCTGAATGCTAAACGTGTCGTTACGGTCGAGATTGAAGCAAAAAGAAACTCAGAAACATTCGAGATTGTCGGGCGAAAAGGTGCCTACATCAGCCAGGGGATCGGCGGGCCATTAACAGGTAAAAAAGTTGATCTCGGTATTATTGATGACCCTATTAAAAACGCAAAAGAAGCCCTCAGCCCGGTAACGAAAAAGGCGACATGGAACTGGTACATTTCCACATTCAAAACCCGCCTGTCGAAGAACAGCGGTGAAATCATTATGGCGACCCGATGGGCGACCGATGACCTGTCAGGCAGGGTAATTGACAGCAGCGACAAAGCGAAAGTATTAGCCTTTCCCGCCATTAACGAGCGCGGTGAAGCATTGGTACCCGAACTGCATCCGATTGACTCTCTGCTTGAGAAAAAGGCACTGTTTGGCGATTACTTCTGGTCTGCCATGTATCAACAGAAACCGAAACCGGGAGACGGGCAGATATTCCACGAAGAATTCGCCCGGTACTACCTGCCGAAAGATCTGCCGGATACCTTTGATGAAGTCATTCATAGCTGGGATATGACGTTTAAGGACAGTGACGGCACGGACTACGTTGTTGGTCAGGTATGGGGCAAGAAGGGGGCAAATGCCTATCTGCTGTATCAGATCCGCAAACGCATGAGTTTTACCGAAACCCTGAAAGCCGTGAAATTACTGGTTGAGAAATACCCGCAGGCGCGGCGCAAGCTGGTGGAGGATAAAGCCAACGGACCGGCGGTCATTGATACGCTGAAAACGACAGTGTCAGGATTGGTGCCCATAGAGCCGGACGGCAGCAAAATCGCCCGTGCTCACGCCTGCACCGCTGAATGGGAAGCCGGGAACGTCTGGCTGCCCCATAAAGATATTGCACCTTGGATCACCGAAACGGTGGAAGAAATCACAACATTCCCGTTTGCCGGGCACGATGACACCGTGGATGCCATGACACAGGCACTGCGCTATCTGTACCAGAAGAAAGGCGGCGGATTCTTTTCACGCAAGAGGACATAACATGTGGCCGTTCAGAAAGCGGAAAACAGCAGAGGTTGCCGCACCTAAGCGGTCAGCATTCTCAACGCATTTATATTCAGCACTGGCCGCCGAAACAGGGTTTCAGGGGCTGCATTTGCCACAGCCGGTTATGCGGGGCGTGGCGATGGACAGTATTGATGGCACGGTTCCGGCATTTAAGGGCGGCCAGGTTTACGGTGTGCCGGAGGCGCAGGCTGCCTGGTATGCTTCCCAGATGTTCATCGGTTACAACATGTGCGCGGTTATTGCCAAACACTGGCTGGTGGACAAAGCCTGTAACATGCCTGCGCGTGATGCGATCCGTCAGGGGTATGACCTGGACTGTGACGGCGGGGACAATCACGACATCAGCAAAACGTTACGGAAGAAGGATAAAAAACTACCGTATCCGGCACCATATGAAAGAGCTGATCCACTTCGGTCGCGTGTACGGCGGCAGACT